ACAAAACCCGTGAGGAGGTTGCCCGTGATAACGTTACTCAAGCAGAAGTGGATCGCATTACGAACCACATTGACCAACGCTTTAACAAGCTTGAAGCAAAAATTGACCAGCTTATTCAAAAGGGGTGAATAAATGAATCCAGCAACAAGGGCCGCATTATTTTTAGCCGATAAAGCTGGGATTGATGTTCCAAAGCCTGTAAGAGTTTTAGCGGATCCAGTTGGTTCTGCTATTAGCTATTTTGGCCCAAAAATTAATGAAGCTTTAGGCGCAGCCCCCGGCACAGCAGAAGCCGCAACCAACCCTAAAGGGTTTTTAAAAGATCTTGCCAAAGATGTTGGTAAAGATTATTTAAGAGATAAAAGCGATATTCCTGAAGAAGACCGCAGTTTTTCATCGTCGGGTGGTGGCGGTAAAACCTATACAGACGATGAGCTAACTAACGGTACTTCAGCGTTTAAACGTGGTGGCAAAGTTAAATCTGCGGCAAAATCTAGCACTGCTTCACGCCGTGGCGATGGTATTGCTCAACGAGGTAAAACTCGCGGTAGGATGCTGTAATGCCAAGCACTAGCAAAAAACAACACAATTTCATGGAAGCGGTGGCTCATAACCCAGCGTTTGCCAAGAAAGCAGGCGTGCCCATGTCAGTGGGTAAAGACTTCTCTTCGGCTGATAAAGGCCGTAAATTCTCTAAAGGTGGCGACATGAAACATGAAGACGTAAAGATGGACAAGGCTATGATGCAAAAAGCTGTGAATAAACACGAAGGCCGTTTGCACAAAGGTCAACCTATGACCAAGTTGGCTAAGGGTGGCTACACCACTGCCGCAGATGGTTGCTGCTCCAAAGGTAAAACCAAGGGCACAATGATCACCATGAACAAGGGCGGCTACGCCTGCTAAGGAGTTGCTATGAAGCAAAACATCAATAACTCAGAGTTTATTGAACCCGGCTCCGGCACAATGCCCGAAGACGACAATAGTGGTGCGCCGCCTGCGGCTATGCCCTCGCCTCGCAAAAATAAAGTAGTGACGAAAGAAGAGCTTGAGAAGTCAGGCATGTCCTTGCGTGATTATTTAAACAAACAGCAAGGTTTGACTCGCCGCAAAGAAAAAGATCCTACTGCTGGCGACTCTCCTGATAAAGCAGCACAAGAAGCCGCAGATGCTATTGATCCGGGTCGTGATATGAGAACACCTCGTTACACGCCACCCGGCTCTGCTCCAAAGCAGACTACGCAGCAACCAAAACCAAAAGTGTTTATGCCTAGCAAGCCTGACAATAGCTTCTCAGGTAGCAAGTTCAAAAGTGGTGGTTCTGTTTCTTCTGCTTCACGTCGTGCAGATGGTATTGCCACCAAAGGCAAGACTCGTGGCATGATGGTCAAGATGAACTACGGCGGGAAGTGCTGAGATGATGGCAAGCCGTGGTATGGGCGACATCATGCCCTCTAAAATGCCAAAAGGTGTGCGTAAAGCACGCCGTGATGACACTGACTTCACGCAGTACGCTGAAGGCGGCCCTGTTGGCCTTTATGCCAACATCAATGCCAAACGTAAACGGATAGCCGCTGGTTCTAAAGAAAAGATGCGTAAGCCCGGTGCTAAAGGCGCTCCTACCGCTGACGCTTTTGTTCAATCTGCAAAGACTGCTAAAAAATGAACTCTTTATACAACAAACTCATGGCCGAAAAGGGCGCACCTCGTGCTGCTAATTCCCCAAACCAAACGCAACTTCGTGGTGCTCCCATGAACTTGCGCTCTGCCATGCAGAAGTATGCAGAAGGCGGAGGAGTTGGGTCTCCTCCTCCATCGGCTGGTGACATCAATAGTTTTGTACAAGCTAATATGGGCAATCCGCAAGCAATAGCTGATGCGGCTCGTCAATATGGCGTAAGCATGGATGACCTTGCGGGTGCAACGGGCTATTCAAATAGTCAAATTAACGATTACTTTGGTAATGCAGGACTCAATCCTTTTGGCTATCAGTCACCCCCGCAAGTGATGACAGCCATGCCACCCATGCCACCCCGGCCAGATCGGCCAGAGCCGACTCGGCCACCAGAGCCTGTACCACCAAGCTACATGATACCGCCCTCAGTAGGTGGTAATGAGGGGTTGAATGAGCCTGAAATTGATTATGGGAGTTTTGAGCCTGAATATCGCGGAAGATTGGATGATCCTCTGATAACACAAAATCCACCTGAAGCTTATGATCCTCGGGGTGCTTCTCCGGCAAATTTAGATCCTGTAAAAAGATTTAATCTTAACAACCCTGAAGTTTCTTCAGAGTTATTAAGAAAAATACAAGAAAGTATGGCTAATCCATTTGGATCTCAAATAACAAGCCAAGATGAATTAATGAAGCTTCTCCAAGCTTTGAAAGCAAAATAATGACCACTACCGGCTCAACCCTCTTTAACATGGACTTCACGGAAATCGCTGAAGAGGCGTGGGAGAGGGCTGGCCGGGAAATGCGTACAGGTTATGACTTGCGTACAGCACGCAGATCAATGAACCTAATGACCATTGAGTGGCAGAACAAAGGCATCAACATGTGGACTATGGAGCAGGGTATTATTAACCTGACTCCGGGTTTGGCCACATATGCTCTGCCTACAGATACCATTGACTTGTTGGAGCATGTTATCCGTACGGGGTCTAATACAGCTTCAACTCAAGCTGATTTGACCATCACTCGCATTAGTGTTTCTACCTATGCAACAATTCCAAACAAACTCAGTCAAGCAAGGCCAATCCAAGTTTGGATTCAGCGTCTTTCTGGGCAAACTAATCCAACAGATGCGGTGTTGGATGGAGCCATCACTTCCACGTCAACAACGATCACGCTTAACACGGTGGTTGGGTTAGCAGGTTCTGGTTTTATTCGTTTAAACACAGAAGATATCTACTATACCTACATATCAGGGAATACCCTTGGTGGCGTGTTCCGTGGTCAGAACAACACAACTGCGGCCTCTCAAGCAGATGGCACAGCAGTCTTCGTCCCGCAGCTTCCTGCCGTTACTGTGTGGCCTACACCCGATAACAGCACTACCTATCAATTCGTGTACTGGCGCTTAAGGCGAGTGCAGGATGCGGGTGCTGGTATAGAGACATCCGATATGAACTTCCGGTTCCTGCCATGTTTAGTGGCTGGTCTGGCTTATCACATTGCTATTAAGACTCCAGATTTAATGCCTCGCATTCAGATGCTCAAGCAAATCTACGATGAGACTTTTGATATTGCAGCCGGTGAAGATCGCGAAAAAGCTGCTGTAAGGTTTGTTCCTCGTCCCAACTATATTGGAACTGGCACGTAATGGGAAATAGATTTGCATCCGGCAAGATAGCGATTGCTGAATGTGATCGCTGTGGTCAACAGTACAAACTTAAGAAGCTCAAGATTGAGATCATTAAGCAACGTCAATATCAGTTGCTGGTTTGCCCAGAATGCTGGGATCCAGATCAGCCTCAGTTGATGTTAGGTACGTTCCCAGTTGATGATCCACAAGCTTTGCGTAACCCACGGAAAGACACAACGTATGTCACTTCTGGTGTAAACGTTAATGGGAATCTCTCTGGCGGTTCACGAGACATTCAGTGGGGTTGGTATCCGGTGGGTGGCGCTAGTAATTTTGATGCAGGATTGACACCAAACTACTTGGTGGCAACGACATTTGTTGGTACAGTAACGATATCTTAAGGAGTTTAAACATGGCATATACAAGATCAGCCGATGGCATTGCTAAAAAGGGTAAAACCGAAGGCAAAAACTTAGGCGACAGCGGCCCTACCCAAAAAGAAGTTATGGGTGGAAAAGGTAAAGGTAAGGGTAAAACCAATGCCGATATGCTGTCTATGGGTCGCAACTTGGCAAAGATTGCCGCACAGAAACGAGGCTAATCATGGCTGTAAACAACAAACCCGCATCAGCCTACGCAGGCCGTGCCAAAGAAGGCTTGTCGCAATTAGCTGCTCGCCCAGATCAGAGTGATGCCGCTACAGTCAATATGTCTGTAGGCAACATTACTCGTCGCCCACAACCAGAAGCTAAAACATCAGGCATTAAAATCCGTGGTACTGGCGCAGCTACCAAAGGTGTAATGGCACGAGGCCCAATGGGTTAAACATGAATTACAGTGAGCTTGTCACGCAGGTAAGCGATTACTGCGAGAACTCTTTCCCAACTGATAATATGAACGTGTTCATACGTCAGGCGGAGCAACGCATCTATAACACGGTGCAGATTGCTAACTTGCGAAAGAACATGACTGGCACATTGCAAACCGGCAATAAGTACTTGTCTGCACCTGATGATTTTCTGTCCACATACAGTTTGGCTATTTATCCATATAACAGCACAACTGCAACAGGATCATCCAGCGCCAAAACAATTGTAGTAGCCAGCGCAACAGGTATTGCAGCCGGTCAGCAAGTTACTGGGACAGGAATTGGAACCAATGCAACAGTTCGCAGTATTAATGGAACAACGGTTACTTTGACTGTAGCCAACAGTGGCGCTGTTTCTGGCACGGTGGTGTTTCAAGGAGACTATCTGTATCTTCTGAATAAAGATGTGAACTTCATCCGTGAGGCATATCCTTTATCAGCTTATTACGCAGAGCCTAAGCATTACGCTATCTTTGGCCCCAACTCTTCCAATGTGAATGAGTTAACGTTTATTGTTGGCCCTACGCCAAGTGCTAACTACCGCGCAGAACTGCATTTTTACTATTATCCTGAATCAATTGTGACCGCCAATACCACATGGCTTGGCGATAACTTTGACTCAGCCTTATTGTATGGAGCCATTTGCGAAGCATTGGTTTATATGAAGGGTGAGGGAGACATGATTAAAATTGCACAAGATCGCTACGTTCAAGCTATTGCACTCCTCAAGAACTTGGGTGATGGTAAGCAGCGTATGGATGCGTATCGTGATGGTCAGGTCAGGGTGGCTGTATCGTGAGTAGCATTCTTCAAACTCAAACGACTAGCTTTAAAAAGCAGCTTTATCAAGGTGTACATGATCTTACGACCGACACCTTAAAGATTGCACTGTACACGGCCAACGCAGATTTAAACGAAGGCACTACCGTTTACACGACTAGTGGCGAAGTAACAGGCACAGGCTATGTGGCTGGCGGAGTACTGTTGACTGGGGTGACTTTGGAAACTTCAGGTTCTACTGCATACGTTAACTTTGCCAATGTCGTTTTTAACGCTTCAGTAACTGCCCGTTGTGCTTTAATTTATAACGTCACGCAGGGCAATAAATCAATTGCAGTGTTAGATTTTGGGTCTGACAAAACTTCTACCAATTTCACCATCACAATGCCAGCTAATACTGCCACGGCTGCATTGATTCGCAGTTCTAATTAAGGAGCACAAATGGCAATCGTGACTACAACTAAAGGCGATATGGATGAATCTTTGCTTGAAAAGCGCGAAGGTTCATTAGATAATGACATTGAATACACCACTTGGGTTGAGTATTGGCATGAGGGTGAACTTGTTCACCGTTCTGTTCATGTCAGCCTGAAGACTTCACCCGCGCTGTTTGCCGAAGCAGCATCTTTTGCATAAGGAAATATCATGGCTAATACCCAATCAATGACCACTTCGTTCATGGGCGATCTGTTGGTCGGTGCTCAACAGCTTGGCACGGTTACGCTGACTTCTCGTGGTAGCTTGACTTCCCCAACTACAGACACAGTTAAAGCTGCTTTGTATTTGGCATCCGCAACTATCAATGCTTCTACCACTGCTTACACAGCAACTGGCGAAGTGACTGGTACTGGCTACACAGCCGGTGGCGTGACGGTAACTAATGCTACTGCTCCAACATCAACAAACTCGTCTTCTACAGCGGGTGTTGCATACTGGACACCTTCAGCCAGTATTACTTACACTACAGTAACTTTGACTACTGCGTTTGACTGCGTGCTGTTGTACAACTCAACTCAGGGCAACAAGTCAATCAGTGCTCACACGTTTGGTTCACAGACTGTAACTGCTGGCACGTTCACTTTGACGATGCCTTCAAATACAACGAGCACTGCGCTTATCCGCTTGGCTACAACCTAATATAGGCGGCGGGGAAACCCGCTGAGTAGCCAATGTTCGGCATCTCCGCCTTCTCCGAAGCGCCGTTCGCCTCGCTTGCGGGGCAGACGGTTGTTGTTGCGCTTACCGGCGTATCCTCAACGGGGTCGGTAGGCTCAGTCACGGAAATTAACAATCCGACTGAGAATGGTGTAGTTGCTAATGGTTTTGTTGGTACGGTATCAGTAGGCGAACGTACCATAGCCTTGACGGGTGTTTCTGCTACTGGATTAGCGGGCAACGTCACAGAAATAAATAACCCAACGGAAAACGGCGTTGTAGCCACAGGCTCTGTTGGCTCCGTCACAATTATTAACTCGCCAGCGCTAACAAGCGCATCTGCCTCCGGTGCTGTTGGTACAGTTTCAATGGGAGCGAGGTCTGTTGCCTTAACAGGTGTTTCAGCTTCTGGCGCAGTTGGTTCTGTCGTTGCTACACCCCGGATTGGTTTAACTGGTAACGCAGCTTCTGGAGATGTTGGCGGGGTTGATGAAAACAATACTCCCGAGATACAGGAAGTTCACGCAAACGGCGAAGTTGGGACTGTTAGTTCGTCGCGCACGGTAGCTATAACGGGAGTATTAGCATCTGGTTCAGTCGGCACAGTTATTCCAGATGTAGTTCAAAGCGTAGATTTAACAAGTGTTACAGCTTCAGGCTCTGTAGGTACGGTAACTGTTGCAGAGCGTTTTATTGCTTTGACAGGAGTATCTGCAAGTGGTCAAGCTGGCGATGTTGCGGAAGTAAACAACCCAACTGAAAACGGTGTAGTTGCTACTGGGTCGGTTGGGTCTGTTACTGTTGGCCCCCATCAGTTTGGTTTAACCGGCGTAGTAGCCAGCGGTAATACGGGTACAGTAAGTGCAGCGTTAACAGTAGCTTTGACGGGCGTTTCAGCTTCTGGCTCTGTTGGTTCTGTTGGTGCGACAAAGACGCAAGCATTAACGGGCGTTGAGGCTACAGGATCAGTTGGCTCTGTTGATTTCTCTAAAGTCGCAGCTTTGACGGGCGTATCTGCATCAGGTGCAGTTGGTACGGTTACTCAAAGTAGCTCTGAAGATGAAGATGGTGTAATTGCTACTGGCTCCGTTGGTACTACAACCCCTGTCACCACCGTTGCATTGACGGGTGTGGCTGCGGCAGGTAGTGTTGGAACTGTTACGGGAACGGCTGTTTACACAAGGGCTTTAACTGGCGTATCTGCACAAGGATCTGTAGGTTCTGTAACGATTGGTGCACGGCTTGTAGCTGTTACAGGCAATCAGGCAATGGGTGCAGTTGGAGATGTGGGCGTATTTTTCTGGTCATTAATTGATGACACAGAGGACGCAAACTGGCAAAATATCGACAATACAGAATCTTCAGGCTGGGCATTAATTGATGACGAGCAAACGCCGGGTTGGGTTATTGTTGATACAACCTGATAAGGATTAAATATGGCTCTTGTTTTAGCAGACCGCGTTAAAGAAACGACCACAACAACTGGGACGGGAACAGTCACGCTTGCTGGCGCTTCAACGGGCTTTCAGTCTTTTGCGGCTGTAGGTAATGCCAACACCACTTATTACTGTATTGCAGCCCAGACAGGCACTGAGTGGGAAGTTGGGATTGGTACATACACATCTGCTGGCACTACCTTGTCTCGCACAACCGTGCTGGCCTCTAGCAACGCAGGTTCATTGGTTACTTTCTCAGCCGGTACAAAAGACGTATTTGTAACCTACCCCTCTAGCCGTTCTATTTATGCTGACGGCACAACGCTAACGGCCACAAACAGTTCCATTCTTCCAGCCACTTCTGGGGGTACAAGTTATGCGTCCTACGCTGTGGGCGACATTCTGTATGCGTCTACTACAACCGCGCTATCTAAACTGGCCGATGTAGCTACAGGTAGTGCAATTATTTCTGGTGGCGTGGGCGTAGCCCCAAGCTACGGCAAGATTGGCCTTACAACGCACGTTTCCGGCATTCTTCCTGTAGCCAACGGCGGCACTAACGCTTCCACTGCCAGTATTACATCGTTCAACAACATCACAGGCTATACGGCTGCGGGTGCAACAGGTACGACTTCTACTAACTTGGTGTTCTCTACCAGCCCAACGCTGGTAACTCCCGTTTTAGGTACACCTACTTCGGTGACGCTGACAAACGGTACGGGCTTGCCCCTAACCACAGGCGTAACGGGCATATTGCCAATAGCAAATGGAGGAACTAACGCTGCATCTGCTAACGGCGGTTTAACCAATTTGACTGGGTTTACGTCCACATCAACGGCTGGTACAACCACCACACTGACCAACACAAGTACTTTCTATCAAGTATTTACAGGCTCGGCCAACCAGACGGTTCAGCTTCCAGTCACAAGCACGTTGGTAACGGGCTGGTCATTCCACATCTGCAATAACAGCACAGGTACTTTGACGGTAAATTCGTCTGGCGGTAACCTGTTAAATACTATTCCAGCACAGGCAACCATGATGGCGACCTGTATTGGTACAACGCTGACAACAGCGGCAGATTGGGAATATGGTTTAACAGACTTTACAAACTACACAGGAACCGGCTCTGTGGTGTTAAATACCAGCCCAACATTGGTAACTCCTGCTTTGGGAACCCCTGCTTCTGGCACTTTGACTAACTGCACATTTCCCACGCTTAATCAAAACACTACAGGCTCCGCAGCAACTTTCACTAGCACCACCCAAAACTCCCAGTTCAACTCAATTGGTGTAGGAACAGCGGGTTCTACAACAGCGGGTCAAATCCGAGCAACAGATAGCATTGTGGCGTTTTACTCTTCTGACATCCGCTTTAAAGAAAACGTCCAGACCATCCCTAATGCGGTGGATACAGTCAATGCTATTGGTGGCAAGCTGTTTGACTGGACTGACGATTACATTGAAAAGAATGGCGGCGAAGACGGCTACTTTGTGCAGAAGGCTGATTTTGGTGTCATTGCTCAAGATGTGGAGAAGGCTTTCCCCCGTGCAACCCGCACTAAACAAGATGGCTCATTGGCGGTAGACTACGAGAAGCTTTGTGCTTTGGCGTTTGCTGCAATCGGCGAGCTTACCAAACGAATTGAAGCGCTTGAGGCGAAAGGTTAAAAATGACTACTGGAGCAACATCCCTATTAGGTTTAGCCCTACCTGTAGATGGTGAACTTGATGGCACATGGGGTGATGTCGTAAATAACGGCATTACACAATACACCAACATTGCTATTGCAGGAACATTGACTCTGACAGGCGATGGAGCCGTTACTTTAGCAAATACCACAGGTGATTCTACTGCGACTAATATTGGGTCAACTACAGCCCAGTATGCGGCTATCCGAATTACGGGTACGCTAACGACAACAAAAATTATTACTGGCCCCAGTTATAGCAAGACGTATGTTGTAGACAACGCCGCTACAGGCGGTTCTGTAACGTTTAAAGCATCAGGACAGACTGGTGTTTCCGTGGCTGTTGGTGAGAAATGCACTGTTTATTACAACGGAACCGACTACGTTAAAGTGGCTTCAAGTGTGGCCGATGGCGTTACAAGCGTTGCTGGCACAGGCACAGTCAACGGCATTACTCTGACAGGCACAGTCACAAGTACAGGCAATTTGACTCTTGGTGGTACGTTAGCCAACGTAGATTTGACTTCCCAAGTAACGGGCACGCTCCCAGTAGCCAACGGCGGTACGGGGATTACAAGTTTTGGAACCGGGGTCGCCACATTCTTGGGCACGCCATCTAGCGCCAATTTAGCTGCGGCTGTGACGGATGAGACAGGGTCAGGTTCCTTGGTGTTTGCTACTAGCCCAACTCTGGCAGGAACACCTCTTGCTCCTACTGCATCCACAGGAACAAATACGACCCAGATTGCGACCACTGCGTTTGTCCAGAACCAGATTGGCGCTATCGCTGCGGGAGTTTCCTCGTTCAGCGCAGGCACAACGGGTTTAACCCCTGCCTCTTCAACTTCCGGTGCAATTACATTAGCAGGAACTTTGGTCACGGCCAACGGCGGTACAGGCAACGCAAACGGTACTGTGGCAAAGCTGGCAACAACCAACTTCAGCATTGAAGAATCAGGCGGAAAGTTGATTTTTAAATACGGCGGAACGACAATAGCAAGCATGACAAGCGCTGGTGTCTTTACAACGATCAGTGATATTACCGCTAACGGTACACCTTAATAGGAGCATTTAAATGGCAGTCACACTAGGCTCAACAGGCATCACATTTCCTGATGCAACAACGCAAACCACAGCAGCTGCTGGGGGCGCAAACTTACAGCAGTTTTCATCATCTGGCACATGGACTAAGCCCTCTGGCGCAACTTTTGTATTGGTTGAAATAATTGGTGCAGGGGGCGGTGGCGGTGGCGGTGGTAAAGATAATGATGGAAGTGCCGGGGGCGCGGGTGGAGGTGGCGGCTCTTATAACTTCGGTCTTTTCAAAGCCACCGACTTAACTTCTACTGTCACAGTTACTATTGGTGCAGGTGGTACAGGTGGTACAGGCAGATCAACAAACGGCACTGGCGGTAGTGGCACTGATGGTGGCAACAGTACATTTGGTGCTTACTTAACCGCTTATGGAGGTGGTTTAGGTCTTGGCGGAGTACTTGCCGCAGAGTTCCGTTATGGGGGCGCTGGCGGTGGCACCCTTAGCGCTGCTTCCGCAAATACTGGTGGCGCTCCAGTAATAAGTGCTTCAACCAATAGCGGAGGCGCAACACTTATAACAAGTCAAGCATTTGGTGGCGGTGCTAGTGGAGGTAATGCAGGCACTGGTTTTGGTGGAGGTGGCGGCGGCACTCCTAGGTCACAAAGGACAGGTATATACTCTGCTACAAATGGTATTGGTGGTGGCTCTGCTTATGGTGGCGGTGGAGGTGGGACAGGCGCGGGGCAAGACTCTCTTTGGTCGAGCGCTGCCACTGCTGGAGGCAGTAATGTAGGCGCTTCTGGTGGCGGCGGAGCCGTAAATACTGCTGGCGGAACTCGTCAAGGCGGAGGTGGCGGTTCTGAACAAAATGTGGGCGGCGCAGGGGGTGCTCGAGGCGGTGGAGGTGGAGGTGGAGGTTTTGGGTCAACTAACAATACCACTAATTCAGGCGCAGGTGGCGCAGGTGGCGCAGGTTATGTAGCTGTTTACACATGGTGATGCAAATGACTAAAAAATACGGATTTATTGTTGATGGCGTTGTTAATGATGTCATCGTTGCCGACGAAGACTTTGCAACTGAACACGGTCTTATTGAAGTGCCTGACTATGTAAACGGCGAAGCTTGTGGTCGTGGTTGGTTGTATAGCGGTGGTACTTTTACAAAGCCTGCAGAAATTAACGTTCCTGTTGCTGCTGTCGCAGAACCCACCAAAGAAGAACTGCTTGCGCAACTCAACGCACTAGCAGCCCAAATTCAAGCACTGTAGCCATGTGGGATTGGGCTGAAGCACTTATTGTTGCAGCCTTTATTACCGCCTTTGTTGTGTGGGGTACGTTCACCATTCTATGGATTTGGCAATGATTCATGCGTTGGCTCATACTGTTACTGCTGTTGGGGCTAGTTGGAGCCGTAGCCAAGAGTGGCTGTCATGTGCGCGAGTTCTATGGGATAGCCTACACCGTCCACGAT